TGTGGGCTGGTACCACCTTGCTGGATGGGGAATTTTCCGGCAAGAATGTATGCGACGCATCGAGTCGTCTTCGTCAATTGGCGATAACACCTGATAGCCGTTGCATATTGAGGTGTGGGGGGGTCAGGTTTTCCCCCTTTCCCTGGCCCTCCCGCCTCTCTCTGCTACTATTTGATCTATGCCAGTTGTAAAAGGAAAACATTACCCTTATACCGCTAAAGGTAAAAAGGCCGCTACCGCAGCGAGGAAGAAAAAGAATGTCAAAACCAAAGCCAAACGCTGATGTAAACATCCGGCCTAAGACCATTACTGGTACTGGAGGTCCGAAGAATGGCTAGTGGTCTTTTCTGTCTGCCAATGGAATACAACTTGGAGCAGACAGCTAACTTTAATATCGATTTTAATGACACGACTGCTGATCGTTTCAAATGCATGTTGACGACTAGCTCGTGGACACCGAACTACAGCACCTATTCCATCAAATCTGATGTGACTAACGAGGTGTCTGGTGCGGGGTATAGCGCTGGTGGGGAGTCGTTGACTTCTATCACGTTCGCTACGGCTGCCGGGACTATTACTTGGGATGCAGCGGATGTGGAGTGGACTTCGAGCACTATTACTAGTGCCCGTTATGCCGCTATTTATGACGACGATCTCACTAATAAACCTCTGATTTGTGCTATCGACTTCGGTGGAGATTTCTCTACCACTTCAGGCACATTCAAAATTACTTGGAACGCAAGCGGAATCTTTACGCTTGACCTCACCCCGTAGGAGTAAATAATGGCGATCCCCACCTCGGGTTATCCCACCACCCTTGATGATACGAGTGCGTCACCCGGCGTAACGATTGAGTTTCCTCAACCGGCTTCTTCAAGTGATTTAGATGCAACAAATATTGAGCATGATCTGTTGCATAGCAATGGTTCGTTGGCGGTTGTGGCGTTGCAAACGAAGCTGGGTATTACTGACTCTAACGCTGCGACGAATCAGGTTCTTGTAGGGACTGGTGCTTCGACTACTGCGTGGGGTTCGACGCTTACGTCGATAACTCTTACCACTGGGACTCTTAACGGTGTCACTCTGTCGGGTGCTATTACCGGTGCCGATCAAATAGCGTCTGCTGTTACTCATAAGGATTATTCCGAAACCGTGTACGCCGGTGGAGACACTGGCGCTGCACCAGCGATTGATGAAACTGACGGCAACGTCCAAACACATACGTTGAACTCTGCGACGGTGACCTTTGCGTTACCTGCCGCTGCGGGTCTTCAAGCTGGTACGAGCCTTACCCTGATTTTGCTTCAGGACGGTTCGGGTTCTCGTGTTGGTGTGTTTCAGGTGAGTGGTGCTACTACTCTCGTGAAATGGGCTGGCGGTACTGCACCGACATTAAGTACGGGGGCTGCCGACATAGATATTCTTACGTTTATGACCATTGATGGCGGCGCTACACCTACTTGGTATGGGTTTGTCGCTGGGCAGGATATGAGCTAATGCCTTTCGGGGTTGAAAAAGTTGCGTTGTTGGGTGCCGCTGGTGCTGGAGGTTTTGAGCTTGCGGGTGGTACTGAAAGCGAATCAGGCGGCTACAAATACTACAAGTTTGAATCTACAAGTACTTTAGAAGTTGTCGGTTCAGGCGATGTCGATGTTCTTATTGTTGGTTCTGGTTGTGCAGGATCTAATGGTTATGGCAACGGTGGCGGCGGTGGCGGCGCAGGACAATTCTTGGCAACTACAAGCTCTATAACTATTGCTGGTCCGATGACATTAACCTGCACGATAGGTGCTGGAGGGACGCCTGCTTGCCCAGGCGGTGTAGGTGCGGCGAACACTACCTCTGTAAGTCATACCTCGGGGGCAGGTACCTGGGTGACCAAAACTGCGAAAGGCGGCGGTAATGGTGGCGCTGGATATTTAGCCAGCGGCAGCGTTGGTGGTTCTGGTGGCGGCGGCGGTACCGATGGCAGCGGCGGTAGCAGTAGCGCAAACTACTACGCAGATTGGGATGAACGTGTGTATGGTGGCGGTAGTGGTGGCAGCACCAGCTACGGCTGGTCGGCTGGTGGAGGCGGTGGTGCAGGCCAGTCGGGAAGAAACCCCTTTGACATGCCCACACCTCTAGGAGAACGTGGCGGTGCGGGTGGTTACGGTTACGAATGGTTAGACGGTAATTCGTATTGCGCTGGTGGCGGCGGTAATGGAGTCGGAACAGACCACAAAGGAGAAGGGGGCGCTAGAAATAGTGCTGACTCTGTTCAATTAGGTGGCCAAGGAACCGACGGTGCGACTTACTCCAACGCACCTGCCATGCCCGCTAATGAGTCAGGCAGTTATTACCACGGATCTGGTTCTGGCGGAATCAACTATTACACCGCTTGCGGTGTAAGCGGAGCTAGTGGCGTAGTTATTTTTAGAACGGCGGCATAGATGCGGCAGTACGCAGAACTCGATGAAAATAATATAGTGATTAGAGTTTTACAGTTTGACGATATCAACACTCCCGCAACTGTAGGTTTAGCGGGACGTTGGGAAATCTCTCACGAGCATACTTCAGACCATCTCTCGACTCCAGCGTCACCTGGGTATACGTTTCGTGAAACCCATCCTGAGTTTCCGAATGGTGCTTTCATAAAAATCCAACCGTGGCCCTCATGGACGTTAAACGAAACCACGCTTCATTGGGAACCACCTGTCGCAGCGCCACCAGATACAGGTATCAATTACTTTTGGAATGAAGAAAGCGGAAGTTGGGATCTTGTTGTCGAACCGGATCCCTCTGAATAATGAAACTTGTTGATGCCCCCGGTAAAATCACTACCGGACGGCCACTAAAACCCTTCGGAATAGTCGTACACCACACCGCCTCCAACAAATACGCCAACCCCGACAACGTGATCGCCATGTGCATCCGTGGCGTCAACAAAGTCCCCGGACCTCTCTACAACTACCTCATTAAAGGTGATGGCACCATTGTCAAGTTGACTACAAGCAAGATCAAAGCCAACCACGCAGGTCGAGGGCTCCAATCAGTGTTGACTCGTATACAAAAAAACCTTCCTGTTTTGGGAAACGCTGAGAACTTAGGAAGGATTACAGCTAACTCCCGCTTCATAGGGGTATCAATTATTAACGACGGTTTGGGTGAGAAGGTGCCCGAAACACAGATGGACGCATTAGTTGACTTGTGCGCCTTTCTATGCGACGGACACAAATGGAACCCTGGGGTGTCTGTAATCGGACATAAAGAATGGACCGCTAGGAAGGTCGACCCCTCGTTCTCTATGCCTGAGCTACGTGGAATGATTAGTCGCCGCATGATCACAGATACTCCTACAATGGTTTTACCGAAAGAACCTGAGGATGGAAGAGTTCTGTTTCCTGGGACATTACGCAAAGGGTCACGTAGCCAAGCTGTTGTTCATGTTCAACGAAGGATAGGTGCATTAGCTGACGGCATTTTTGGGCGCGGTACACTTGCAAAAGTAAAACAATGGCAGCGAACCAACGGGCTTGTTGCAGATGGTGTGATCGGTCCTAAGACTTGGGCCGCTATGCAGATACGGAGACAGGAAATTGTTGAACCAGCGTTTTATTAAAGACTTATTAGAGCGTGGAATATCCACGTTCGCTCAGGCTTGGGCTGCCGCTATGGCTATCCCTGGCCCTGACTGGAGTGACTCCTTAAAGATTGCGGGAGTTGCTGCCCTTATTAGTATCGCTAAAGCTATTGCTGCTACACGGGTGGGGGACTCCGAATCGGCATCACTTACCGGCTAGGAAGATGAGGTCGTTCCGTGACGCAATACCGTCAATCAGGAGTTGTATATAGGGCATCGGGCGTGGCGTATGCGACGCCTACGACTATTACTCCTGCGACGATTGCGTGCACGGCGGCTATTCCTACTGATTTCCAGTTCGAGTACCGGCAGTCTCGACCCGTACAGGCTTACCGAAACGGTTACGATTACCGTCAAGCTCTCATAACAGGCAACACCTATCTGGTTGTCGCTACCCCGGCTGCGGTCGCTGTCACCACTTCGATCACAGCTACGGGTGGGATACCAATCACGGTTACGCCTGCGACGGTTACTGCGGTGGCGGCTGTCCCGGCTGTCGATATTGACGCTAACTATGTTCATGTCGATGCGGGCATAGCTGTCATATGTGCTGTACCTGCCCCCACGATCCTGACCGGGGCTTTAATGACACCGGCCACGATTGCTGGTGTCGCAGCGATTCTCACTCCAATCCCTGAAGTCGAAGTCATCGCCAACAGCATCAGCGGCACCGGCGCTGTCCCAGATCCGACACGGGAATGGCATGTCCTCCCAAGCACCATTACCTGCACCACCACAATGGGTGAAGAACCGGTTTACACGCTCCTCGAAATGCCGTACACAATGACTCTCCCCCCAGTGGGAGTACCCGAGGAGGCGACCCGTCCGGCGTATGCGTTGCGACGGCATTACGCAATGGAGAGGAAGGGCACGAACCTGATAATTATCAACAACACTTCCATTCAGACGTTCCCCCCCTCCGATTGGGACACTGTGACAAGATGGATATACGGGGGACACGCGTCCCCAACGGATTTAACGTCCACAGAAATATCGTTACTAATTGCCGACGGATACTCGATTGATGTCGGAGCCGGAGTCTGATGCCTGTTTACACTTACCGTTGCCTTGATTGTGGCCTCATCTTCGATGTGCGCCACAGCTTGGACGACACCCACAACGAGGGCTGTGAGGGCTGTGAGGGTGTGGTCCGCAAATACTTTGGCAACATCCGGTTCGCTCCGTCAGCCACTCCTTCGCGAAGCGACAT